AATGGTCACAATGCTATCACAGTATTGGAATGAAAGAAATACAGAGCAAGTCACGCATTCAGGACATCGTTTATATTCGCCACATAACTATGTGGTGCATTGAACTAGAATTTGGACATCGAATGACTCTGGTAAGACTTGCCGCAATATTTAACCGTCACCACGCATCGGTAATTCACGCAACGAAACGATGTTCTAATACTCTAGGCTATGACAAGAAGTTAAACCAAATGTTAATTAGTCTAAATGAGTATCTTCAGTTGAGAGGTTTCAGTACATTAGCCAAGATTTCACAAACACTGCAACAACCTAAATAATTTCACGAACAATGAAACAACATTCACTAGCAGTACAATGCTGCATTAAAGAGATTCTTGACCGAAAAGAAAAAGGAAAGCTATATCCACATTCCGAACTGATAACAGAGGTCTGTGAAAAGTACGCACTGGGTGAAGACTACATTCGAAAGATTGCTGAATTTCCAAAACGATGACGGATTAAAACATCAATAACTATAAAAACACAACACAATGACGGCAAAAGACTTCTTTTATAAAAATGCAAAGGCAACCTATCAGGACTGTATCTCACCAGATGAGTGCATCAAACTTATGACCGAGTATCACAAACACGTAGTGGGCGAGTTCGTCGCTCCTTCAATGGACGATGTGGTAGCATTCTTTCAGCAGAAGACGGGCGGCAGTCAATCGGACGGAATTACATTTGCTTCCAAGTTTATCGCCCATTACGAATTGAAAGACTGGAAGTACGGCAACAAAAAATTGAAAGATTGGAAGCGTGCTGCGGTAGCCGCTTGGGATATGTCTAAATTTGTAACACAAAAAACGATTAATAATGGATCATTTGGAAAAGGTACAAGCAGCGAGGGGCTTCAGTCACTCCTTAGCCAATTTGACTAAGGTCGCCAACGTAGATTTCAGAAAAATAATCGCAGCCAAAGAAGCACCACTAGTCGCATTGATTAGTGGTAAGGACTTCGCAATTGAATACTATGCGCAGCTTGTCTTTCACGGCATACCGCAGCCCGACAGAATCGAACCAATCCAACAACTTCACTCTTTTGTTTCTGATAACTTCGCTTGGTGTACTACGGTTGATTTCAAGTTAGCCTTTGAGTTCAATGCCGCGAGTAAGTTGGCGAATAAGTTAACATCATTCAAATCATTTGACGCGACATACGTTGGTAGTGTATTGAGCGAATACTATCAGCTTCGAATGGATGCTATGAAGAAATGGAATGAGGTTAATGTCAATTATATCGAACCTGCTCGACAATTAGAATCAGCTAATGAGACACTCAGTTGGTTTAATGAGTCTTTACAGAAAGACATTGAAAACGCGAAGAAAGGAATCTTTATGGCTGCCGAGTTGATGGGCTTTGTGATGTTGGAGAACTTGTACAAAAGTGGTCTAGTTACTGATGACTATTGGACAGATGCAGAATGGCTAGGATTCAAACAGAGAGCAAAGCGCATCGTTCACGATCAACAAGAAATTGGCAGGACAAAGCTTGATAGGATAATGAACAACCCAAGACTTAAAGAGCAATATCAGAACAGTATCGCGCGAGAAATGAAAGTGATTATGTACGTGAACTATTTAACTAAACACAAATAACAATGACTGAACTAGAAAAATGCCAACTGGCGAAAGAAAAAGGTTTCTCTTACTGTCCAGTAAGCGGAGAAATAAGAGGTGTGTATGGTAAGGTGATTACAAATAAACATTATAAGGGTTATAGTTTTATTGCATTAACGATTGAAGGCAAAGCATATAATATTCTTGGTCATAGATTAGCTTGGTTTCTTCACTATGGAACTTTGCCAATTAATCAAGTAGACCATATAGATGGCAATAAAAGTAATAATCAAATTGATAATTTGCGTGATGTTACTAATCAGCAAAATCATTGGAATCGAACAACTGCCAAAGGTTATTATTGGAATGAAAACGCAAATAAATTTAGAGCTGCTATACAGATTAACGGAAAGACTAAATTTCTTGGATACTTTAACACCGAGCAAGAAGCCCGTGCCGCTTACCTAAAAGCTAAAGAAATTTACCACGTTATAAACGCTTAACTTTGCGCTATGTACATTCCGAACTACACTACTCGTCAAGACGAAGCACTAACACTTCTTTCACCTGCAAACTTGGTGACTGAGACAGTCTTGTATGGCGGTAGTGCTGGTGGTGGAAAGACTTTTCTCGGCTGCTCTTGGCAAATAAACAGACGATTAAAATATGCAAACACTAGAGGATTGATAGGTCGTGCAGAACTTAAACGACTTCGTCAGTCTACGATGGCAACCTTTTGGACTATTGCTAATCAGATGGGACTTGTATCTGGTGTTCACTACACATACAATGGGCAAGACCACGTTATAAAGTTTTATAATGGCTCACAGATAATCTTAATGGACTTAGGATATATGCCTTCAGATGCCGAGTTCACACGACTTGGGTCGATTGAGATTACAGACTACTTTGTAGACGAATCAGCCGAAGTAAGTAAACGTGCAATCGACATTCTAGATTCTCGTGTGCGTTATAATTTAATCAATGGAATACCGAAAGGATTGTTATCCTGCAACCCATCAAAAGGATGGCTATATTCAGACTTCTTTGATGCCCATCGCAACGGAACGCTCCGCGAGGACAGAGCATTTGTAAAAGCTTTACCAACGGACAATCCAAATTTAGAACCTGCCTACCTAGAGAAGCTATCACGCCTTCCAGAGATAGACAGAAAAAGACTCTTAGATGGTGATTGGGACTACGATGAAAGCAATGATAGATTGTATTACTACGATGACCTATTGCGCTGCTTCCGTAGCGAGATAAACGGCACGACAATGTTTATAACTGCCGACATCGCAGCACTTGGAAATGACAAAACAATAATTGGATTGTGGAGTGGATTGTCACTTGTGGATGTGTTTGTAATGGAACAAAAGTATCCAAATGAAGTAGCTGAGTTCATCCGTAATTTAGCCAAAGAAAGAAACGTGAAGCTTGGCAATATTGTGGTAGATGCTGACGGATTGGGAATTGGTGTAGTCGGTATATTAAAGTGCCAATCGTTTAACAACGGAGGTCGTGCAGTGGATAGCGAAACCTATATGAACTTAAAAGCAGAGTGCTATTTTAAACTAGGAGAATCAATTAATTCGAACAAGATAACCATCACTGCTGACCGGTACAAGACTGAAATAATTAAACACCTGGAGGTTGTTCGTGTGGCAAATATGGATCGTGAAAGAAAGAAACAAGTTACCGGTAAAGAAGAAATAAAAAAGAAACACGGCTTTTCACCTGACTTCGCTGATATGATGATGATGCGTATGTACTTTGAGTTGTATCCGAATTATGGTAAATATGCAGTTAGATAATTAAACAAAAATAAAAATGGAATTTAACAAAGAATCAACGGGCATCCCTCCCGAAATGTGGGACGAGTTAAAGAACTTCGTTATTGATAGACGAACCGTCAACGACTTGAAGCTTAACCGTAAGCTAGTCAAAGAAACTACACTAGTGCCAAACCCAAGATGGGCAGGTAGATATTTGACTCAGACCAAATATGTTTGGAAGGATGGCTTTATGCCGTCAACAACCTACGTAGGGACACCTGCCTATCTGCTCAATCTAGTATCAATGTACATCAATGACTACGGTTATGTTGTTACGGGACAGAATGAGAATGGACACTGGCAGCTTTACCGATCAGAGATTTCTTGGCAGTTGCCCGATGGGACAACTCACACCGAGAATGAAAAGCTTGTTACTATCGTGCGCGATGGTGCATCAGTAATGTTTGACGATTTCGAAAACAAGAATCAATGGTCGTTTAATTGGGTAGTGAACGGCAAGACTACCGTTCTTGAATATGATGTGGCAGAAATTGCTGAGATTATGGGCGTGAATGAAGACACGGTACTCCAGATGCAGAACGACTACTTTGATGGTGAGATTAAGAACTCGGAAACTCACATCACAAACATCTTTCCGCACTTAGAATTTGATGGAGATATTTTGAGAGGCACGTTTTTCGTGAACGAGAAAGAGTGGAATACATTTAACTACTCGCAGCTGCGCACCTGCTATGGCACAAGTCAAGGTGATTTCAGAATTACTTGGACTTTGTACAACGGATGTGAAAGACCAGAGTACGCTATCAATGCAGATAGTACGGGTAACTTTGGTGAGTGTTGGAAGTCTGCGTATATGAGTAAAGACAATCTTTACGCTTTCGAATTTGACATCAATTCACTAGCTGATGTTGACTATTCGAAACCTGCTCACATCAAGTTCACAGTTCACTTTTTACCGCTTACTGGTAAGGAGTTCCGACTTGAAGCTTATGCTAATTTGAATACCAAGAAAATTAGTTTAACACCTTTCGCTTAAATAATAGGTGGGCGTAATTAAGTTTGCGCCCACTTTTTTAACTTATAAAAAACAAACACAATGAAAAAACAAACAGCAGTAGAATTTTTAGGACACGAATTGAATGTCAAACTATTCTATGACATCAGTCCTGAATTATGGGAGCAAGTCAATGAGATTTTCAAGCAAGCCAAAGCAATGGAGAAAGAGCAAATGATTGACTTTGCTTTTAATTGTCAAGAAATGTTCAAGCATCAAATAGAAGAAGAGTATAACCAAACACACGGAGGTGACAAATGAAAACAATACTTGGAATTATAGGATTTGTCGTGATATGGATAGCAGTTGCCAATTTCTTAAATAACTTAATCAAAAAGATAGGAGGTGACAAATGAGAAACATCAACCAGACACACGTAGTCATCTTCATATCAGTTATCTTACTGACTATCTTTTTTATCTTGCTATCAAATCGAAAGCGTGACAACCAGTCACCACTTGAAATCGAAATTGAGAAACTCCAAAAGAAAATAGACAAGCAGGATAGAATGATTCACGATGCATTGATTGACATCAAAATGATGCGCGATACAGTCTATTTCTACGAATCCAAAAAGCCTATAATCACTAACAATTATTACAAAAATGAGAAAGTTGTACTCAGTAGCAATGATAGTATTAATGCTATCATTCGCAAATCAAATCAAAGCGAGTTCGAGCGCAGATACTTTGGTGGTAGATACGCTCCAACTAAATAACGACCAAGCATTCAACCTTTGCTACTATTCGCTAGAGTATTGGTGGGAGTATGCGAAGCTTCAAGATTCAATAATGATTCAGAAGGATTCAATGCTGAAGAAGTACGTTGATATCACTGGCATCCAAGCGCAGAAGCAAGATGATATTGAAAGCATCTACAACTTGAAGAAGCAGATTGAAATAGATCAACAAGCAAAGGTCTTGAATGATGAGATTGATACAAAAAAGAAATGGCGAAAGCGGACATTTATCGTGTCTGCAATCGCCATTCTGGAAGGTGTGATAATCTACTTGATAGTATCAATTTAACCCCATCAACTGCTCATTCTCACTAATCAATTCGAAGTCGTAGAAATATGACTCACTGCCGTCCATTGATACTATGTATATTATCATTTGCTTCCTGATGATATAGCCCGTTACAA